GTCAGCATTGTTCTTTTTAGCCAAATCTTGGATAGCTCTGACATTTTCCTCATGACCCTTGGTTGGTGGGTTCATGCGGCCAATAGCCATGACAATCGACTTGGTCTTTTCTTCTACTAACTGTCTAAAGGATTTCATCGTGGTCTTGCCAAAAAGTTAAGTCTGTTGAATTCTTGTCTGTCGTTTAGTTTAGAAACTTTACCTTTGTGTGTTGCAACAAAACCCTCAGGTTTAACTGATGCATCACCAACGGAGTGTTCTAAACCACCAGTATGTCTAGCCAATACATGTACCAATGCATTTTTTGCTTGTTGTAAGTGATGATGCATCTTAAAGAAATTCTCATAATGTTGACTGTTATTATCTATGTGTTCAATATGTGCTTTCTTTTCTGCTTCTTTTCTAGCGATTGCAGCAGGCGTTTTAACCTTTGCAATGTCTTTGTCATATTTAGCTTCGATAGATTTCTTGAGTCCAGCAACGCTTGGTTTCTCACCAGTTCTGATAGTCTGGTTAATATGTGTCTCAATAGGACCACCAGCATTACGGTGTGGTTCTGTTGCAGCATACATTTGTTTACCATGTAGGTCATGTAGTGCTTGTGCCGATGCCAAATGGTGATGGAATTGGTCCTCATCATGTTTGGACATCATAACTTTAGATGTATCGTGGCCAGGTTCTCTGTGATAAACATCTGGATGGTCTTTGAATCCAGATAAGTCTGGATGAAAATCTGCTTTCATATCAGCCAAGGTATTGCCATGATATTGTGTATGTGTGTATACACCAAGTTTGGCTTTACGAATTTTCTTACCTTCTTCTGAATCTTTAGGTGCAGAATAGTTGATTGTGTTTGGTTTGAAGTGAACTCTACCATCATGTTCAGTCTTATCACCATGACCAAACATCATATCGCCTTGATATACACCAGTTTTCGGTGCAACTTTAGGTAAGTGATGTAATGCGTCTTTTAGCTTAGCAACAAGGCCTGGAGCATGTCCGTGGTTTGCTTCAATGTCTTTTTCTGAGTAGTTAACTTTTGGATTTACATTAAATGCAGATTTAGATGCAACAAAGAATCTACCAGTTTCTGGATGATGGCCATAGACAATACTTGGTGAACCATCGTGTTTCATTGTCAAAGTAGGATCATTTTTACCTGCTTTGATGTGTTTTCTCACTTGATTCAGTACTCCAACGGCGTGATTGAAACCTTCCGCACCACTATGAATAGGGTGGTCTTCCACATGGGTGATGTGTTTCAGCTTCGATTCGTCCGCTTCTTCTTTGAGTAGAGATTTAAAAGTTCTCATTTTTACCTTTAGACTTGCAATACACTATGATTGCCATGAAGTTATTTATATAACTTTTTAGCTTCTGGTTATAAGTCGTTGAAAGTTTGGGTTCGATACATAGTCACTGCATATGCCATAACAATATTCTGGAAGGTTCTTAAATTCAATATCTTCCCACTCTGGCATGACACAGATACTATGAGCTGTTAGAGGCATATTTGGATATGTCCAAATAAAACCCTCACTTGTCAACGTAAAATCATCTTTTTGGTGCCAAAAATAATTTAAAATTGTGGACCCTAGTGCATATAGTGCATCTAGATTTTTGGCATGTATCCACAATCCGGGTTGTTTAAGAAAATCAAAATCAACCATATATGTTGGTCTGTCGTGACCAAGAAACCATTGACCTTGTTGATACCAAACGTCAACTTCCACATCAAAACCTTGTTTTAATACAGACTCAATTTGAGATGGGTTGTTTTCTAATTGACCATTTGGTCCGTAAATCAAACCTCGGTGTGCAATTAGTTTCATTTGTAGTGTTCCAAGAAATAGTTCAAATCTTCTGGAGTACCAATACCCCACATTTTTTTGATATTCTTGGCTCTAATTTTTTTACCGTCTTGAATGGCCTCGTTAAAGACTGGACAAACATAGAATTCATTGTTGGTGCGAATGTTCTTTTCAATCATTTGTTCAGCATACTTAACATAGTCACTACCTTGTTTCCAATAGTAGATACCAACGGTTGCAAGATTGCTGATTGGGTTCTTCTCTGCCACTTCGGATACAAATCCATCTTCACCTAGTTTTGCAAATGACCATTTTGGATGTGTCGCTTCGAATGTAACAATGCCGCCATCAATTGAATCGGCAGTAAATGCATATAGACACTCGTTTGAGTTCCATTCAACAAATTGATCCGAGTTGGCCATTAATAGAGGTTGGTCGTTGTCGATAAGTTCTTTAGCCAACAATGTGGTGCAAGCAGCACCTTCTGTCAAACCATCCACTTGAATAATATCACAACCTGGTGCAATTAAGTTCAATAACTGCTTTAAGTTATACTTTTCATAGTGTTCTTTCTGCACGATATAGATAAAATGTGCATCCACGTTTAAGTTTTCAGTCACAACCTGAATCATAGGTTTACCGTTAACCTCAATTAGTGGTTTTGGAAAAGTATAACCCGCTTGTGCAAATCTGCTGCCAGCTCCGGCCATTGGAATCAATACATTCATTTTTTTATTTCTCCATGGTATATTCAGTTGTGTTTGTTTTTTATCAAATGTCTCAATCATATCTATGAATGTATTTCCATGCAATTCATATGCATCTTTGACTGGATATAAAATGGCACCAGAGTTAGTTGCACCTTCTCGACCAAGATGGCTATCTTCCACAATGATGGTGTCTTTTGGTAAAGCCTTCATGGCAATCATACATTGCCAATACATTTCAGGGAATGGTTTTGGATATCTTACGTCTTCATTACTAACGATGTAATCTACATATTGCAGTAAATCCATGGAATTCAATGCAATCTTAATTGTTTGCCTAATACTATTGGATGCAACCGCAATCTTCCATCCCATGCGACACAGTTGACCCATTATGTAATGCGCTGATGGGTTCTTAGGACACTTTGGTATAAGTTTGAATGTTGCTTGTTGTTTTTCTTTCCAGATGGCATCAAAGAGTTTGGCATCTAAACCCTTTTCTGCTGCCAACATTTGGAGCTTCTTTGTGGTGTTCAAACCGTCATACTTAGAGAGATGTTCTTCTCTTGTGATTAAGTATTGTTTGCCTGCAACATTTGATATTGCCTCATTCAAAGCTTCATAGTGCAGTTCACGGGAATCAATTAAGACTCCATCAAGGTCAAAAATAACTAATTTGTTCATACGTCAATAAATGTTTTAAATCTTTCAACAACTTCAGGATGAATATTTGGTGTCTTACTACCAAGTTCCCTCTTACAAATGGTGTAAAAGGAATTCACATCACTTCGCTCATCAACATTGGATATAAAGTGTATATCTTCTTGTCTAATGACCTCAGATAACTTTATATGTAGGCCATGTGTACAGAACGTGTTTGGTCTAATAACTCTATAAGTCTTGCGTAATGAATCTTCAACCAATTTGGTCATTTGATGTGGCCACATATAAAGGTTGTCGTTTGAATACCTCAAATGCCAGTGATTCTTCTCCGGAAAAAGAAAGTTAAACTTATTGTAATCTATGTTGTAAGTAGAAACGGGTTGGTGGAAATGTAGGTCCAACCTGCAATGAATGATAAAATCTAAATTTTTGTCTTCTAACAGTTTGAATACATTAATCTTTGATGTGAATGGAGTTGAACCCTCTTTACGTGAATAGATTACCTGTTCAGGTTTAATCAATTCTATCATTTCATTCTTAATTTCTTCCGGTGCATCGTAAGTTGAAACGTAGATGTGACATTCGTGTTCTTTTGTAAAAGGCTCAATTACATTCTTGTAAATGTTTGGCCAACAATGTCTATAGTCTTTTTCTTGTACGTTTTCACGGCCTTGATATGTGTCTGTTAAAAGTCCATAAAGACAAAAACCAATTTTCATTTTATTCCTCAATCGTATCTAAATTCTCCGTTTGATGATATGCGACACTCATATCCCAATACGTCTTTTTCTACGAGTTTATTTTTATCTATTAGTTCAAATGTGCAATGTTCAACATCACGGCCAGTTTTTAGACAATGATTGACTAACGTCTTCATCATTTCTTTTGCTTCAGGAAGTATACTGTAACAGAATGAAGACATCCTTGTATCGACTAGGTAAATATCTTTTGACATCCATGATTGCACTCGTTTCTTATAAACAAACTTACCAAAAACATCAGGTTTGTTATAGTATTCAATATCAAAGTCATCAGTAAATTTACCACGACCAGTTAGTTTAAATACACGTTGAATGTTAGGTAGTTTTAACCTTTCTACAAAGTCTATAGATAAGAACATACTGTAACATTCAGCCGGACTCTTTTGAGCATGTAACCCTAATTGAACCACATCAGGATTTTGTGAATTCAATATAAGATAGTCAACCTTAGTGGCCAAATTCTTTAGATATTCTTCTGGTACTTTTTGTGGCGAAGATTCTGCCAATACGATAATAGAATCTTTAACCTTTTGGCGTATAGATTCTATAGTTTGAAAGGTATCTCTGTACCTTTCTTCCATTGGTATGACACTAATCTGTGAATTGATGGCAGAAGTGACAATAAACAAATTACTCATTATTTGTACCAATACCAAACATCACAGTCTGTTGTTAGAATCTCCTTACCGACTGATGCAGCGAATTCTTTAACAGCTTTGTTGACACCAGGAATTGCAGTGTAATCGTGGCCAGAGAAGATGGAACCAGTTTTTACTTTACTGTAATAGTTACGACTATCAATTAAAACTTGTTCGTAGGTATGCAATCCATCGATGAATAGAAGGTCTAAAGATTCGTCTTCAAATTCATTGACCACATTATCAGAATAATCCCTAAACATTCTGAATCTGTCTCCGTATACAGACAATTGTTTCATAGTCTTTTCATAAAACTCTTGTCTATCATTTAGAAATCTTCCATTCCAATCCATATAATTTTCATATGGGTCAATAGATGTAATTCTTAATGTTGGATTGGATTGTAAGAACCACTCAGTTGTGTGACCCTCAGAACATCCAATTTCAACAACCACAGGGTCTTTCATTTGTTTAAGTAGTTCGCCTAGTCCGTAACCAGAGCATTTAACTGGTGTGGGAATATAATTGAAAGATTGTTGCGCTGTATTGATTACTATTGTATCACTCATTTTTCACTCCACAGTATTAAAATCTTTAAAAATAACAAAAGGGTCTAAACCTAGTTGATGGTCCGGAATTCTATGTTGCACAAAGGCATCCGGTTGATTAGTTGCACACATCAACATCAAGGTTTGGTCATCATCAGTCAAATTGTTTGAATATAACAAATCAAATGCACCAAACATCATTGATTCCATAGAAGGCCAAAGTGCCTTATTGGCCACAATCTTAGCACCTAAGATATGAACATCATTTGTTGCAATAATTCTGGGTAGATTGTTCTTTGGGTCTAAATCTTTGTATGCAAACAAGTGAATTTTTGTTGGGTCAAAATCATATGACCATTCTTTGTGGCCACCTAGTGTTTCTTCACTTCTGCAATAACCAAAATCTAACCAAGCAACAGTATCATTAGAAACTAAACCAGAATTTATTGCCAGATTAACAAAATGAGATTTGAGTAGATTGACCAAAACATATTTGTGACTCCAGTATTCTGGATTTTTAATCTGGCTTGGATGAATCAACTGTTTGAAACTAACCAGTTCTTGAATACCAATGATTTTACTCATCACTGTACCAAACTTGGTGAAAGGATCAAATTCAATAATCTTAATGTCAGAACGAATCTGTTTCAAACGTTCACCAATATCTGGTGTTGTCACCACAACGATTTCGTTGTTTAGTTTGGTGAGGTGTGTGAATCGTTCAATGTATGTGTCTGTTGAACGTTGTAGATAGTGTGGAAGACCTTTATCAGGAGTCCAATCACCACGACCAATGTCATAGAAAGCAGTAACAATCGTAATATTTCCCATATCAATATCCAGCCCTAGTTTTAATCAAATTCATCACATCACTGTCGCCTTCTTGTTCTGGTCTTGGAACATATAAGGCTCTCTGTCTCTTATTATCTATGTCACTTGTTGGAATAAGATAATAAAGTGCCAAACTTTTTCTGTATTGTCCTTCTGGTGCAAAAATACCTTCTGTCACACCGTGCCAAGAATTTTGTGTGGTATCAAACAATACTGCACGATTGAACTTTGGCCAAATAGACTTAACTAATTCTTTCGGTTGATTTGTTTTGTCATCATGCGACCAAAGACCTAAGTTGCCACCCCATTTCTTTTGCCATTTTGGATTCAAATAAATGATAAGGTTTAACTTACGTTTCATATCCATCTTAGGATGAATGTCATAATCTAAATGAACGTTTAAGTAATCACCAGCTTGGTGCATATGAATACCACCACCATGCATTCCATAATCCGGTTCTAGTTTAAATTCATTTGTCAAATATGCAAGTTTACCAACAAAAGGCTCATTTACAAGGTGTGACATTACCTTGTAAACATTTTTAGGAAATTTTGTCCAGTTTTGAATTGTCCGTTTTTTCTCTAATGAATTATCATATTTTGCATCAATGTTTCCATCGTAGTCTGGCATTTCATCAAAAATATTATGTGCTATATCATCAACAAAGAAATCATCGATTACAACATGATTGAATGGTTCAGAATTTGAAAACTTTTCAGATATCTTAAACCAATCTTGTTTATTGAGTATGTTCATACATCTGTCCGAATTGTCAACACATCTTCAACACCATATTTGTTTTTGTAGAAAACTGACAATTCTGGATCCCTATCCCATTGGTGAACAATGCAGAAAGGTTGTTTTGATGTTCCATCTTTAACAATACCATCTTCAAAGTATGGTTTTGGTTCAAGAATGAAAGGTGCAAAATGGTCCTTTTCACCGGGTTTATTTGTAACATGAAGATTACAAGACCATGCATCTTTAAGGCTTGCAAAGTAGGTGCATTCTTTGTATGGACTCCAGTTCAATAAAATGTTGTATGCGGCTTGGTCAGCAACCCAATCAGGACGGTTTGCAGATAGTTGATACAACATACCACACAAGTCTCTAACATAGTGTG